CCGGATTCCTTTGCGACAATCGCGCCGGTCAAGCGGCCCGCGAGATCGTCACTGAAATTGCCGGCGCGGCCACCAGCGGAGCGCGACCGGGCCTCGGCTTCTTCTTTAGCTTTTTGGACGCGGTAGTCCGCAACTTTGGTTTCGTATTCACCGATGCGTTTTTTCAGCTCGGTGATTTTCTTTTCGGTCTCGTAGCGGTAGTCGGCAACTTCTTTGTCGAGGTTGGCTACGGTGACGGCCAGCTCTTTTTTCTTGGCTTCGATGTCGAGCTCCCCGCGCTCGCGCACGGACAGATAGTTGTTGAGCGCTTCGAGTGCGGCAGCCGACGCACCTTCTTCGCCCTCGATGAGCTTGGCGTTGGCGCGCTCCATCTGGCGGATGCGGAGCTCTCCGGCGGCGCGGAACAGCTCGATTTCTTTCTGCGCAAGCTGCTGACGCTTACGGAAAAGGGTGTCGGCTTGTTGGCGCTGAAGCTGCCCGATTTCTTTCTCGAGATTTGTACGGTTCTGTTGTTGCGTTTTGATTATGTCTTTATCGCGTTCTGCTTGTAATACAGCCAGTGCCTCTATTTCCTTTTTACGCTCCTCTAACAGCGCTTTTTCTTGTTGTTTGATTCGCTGCTTAATCTCGTAGCGAGATGAAGACCGTCCCGTTCCACGGGGGTCTTCCATAGCTGTCGGTAGCTGCTCATTGAGTTTTTTAAGTTCTTCGGTTAATTCCGCTATTCGTTTTTTAGCTTTTTCGTATTTATTGTCTGCGGCAGCTAGCGCAGCATCTTTTAGTTTTTGCTCGGATACAGTAAGCTCTCGGCTGAGATCTCTTACAGAGCTGACGTAATTACTAATTACTCGTGTGTCTCTTAGCTCTTGGCGCGCCTCTTCTGTGGCACGTTTCCACCTGCCATAAGCATCAACTAACAGCGTTATACCTAATGTTACGCCAATAATTACAGCATTAGCTTTGATTAAGTTAAGAGCGAATGCACCTACAGAACGACCTAAGGTGCGCAGACTGCTACCTAAACTTCTAAACTTGTAAGCTAACCCTTTTGCACTACGTCCTGCTTTGTTGAGATTGGCTTCTAAAACTTCTATTTGTTTTACCGTTTTAAGATCTGCACCTTGCGCAAGCATGAAAGCTTTTAAGGATGCCGCTGTTTTGCTAAGCAGTATGAGTAAAGCACCTAATGATGTAGATATTGATTTAATTACGCCCTGTATTATGAGACCACCAGCTTGAACTTTGGCTACTATAGCTTTCCAACCGACAGCCCATATTGTGAGTTGGGTAACAATAGCCGTGATAGCTATGACACCAGAGGCTTTAAGCACTGCAAACGTTATAGCAACTTGACTAAAAAACTGCACAATAGGCAGTCGTAAAATATCAGCCCATCCTTTTAGGATTTCGGTTAGGGCTACTACGATAGGTGTTAAGCCCTGAGCTAGTGTAGCAACAGCACTTATTAGTGATTCAAAAGACACTAATTTGAGCTGGATAAACGCATCAAGTAACTCTCGAAACGCCTTTAGCGTGGATGCCGACATAGCAGTAATACTGCCGAACAGCTCTCGAATAGCTGCGCCTGCCCTTGTCAAAGTTTCGTTAACCAGGTCGCGTACACCGCTAAGATCTTGTTTTAGTGTTTGAAAAACAGCAGGAGTTTGTTTTTTAATTGCATCAAGCAAAGGGATCTCCCCTTTATCTCCGATCTGGAACGCGCTAACTATGCGAGCGCCCGCATCAGCAAAAAGACGGCCTATAGAGTTGCCAATTTCGGTGAGTAGATCTTTGGATGTAAACAGGACGTCATACAGGGCTGTACTAGCTGCGATAATCGGAGCTAGTAAAGGTTCGCCTATAGCTTGCGATATAAGTTCACTGATGTCTCGAATGTTAGATAACACTCCTGCGAGCCCTTTAGCCGCAATTTCTTGGCCTGCAACAGCAGCCGCTAATCGCTTCTCTAGGAACCCTACAACGCCCTCAGTGCTTGATTTAGCTTTAGCAATATCTTCGTTGGTGATACCTAGCGCTTTTGCTAGATACGAATCCATCGTGATGTCGCCACGCAGAATCGAACCGATCTCCTGACGAGCTTGGTACAGCGGGATACCAAAGGTTCCGAGGGCGGCACTGAATTGGATTGCTAAGTCTTCCGCGTCTTTTAAGTTTCCGTTTATTTGGCTGATCTGCGATGCGACCATCCCAAACACTTCTACTACATCATTAGAAGTGACACCAGCAAGATCAATAGAGCGAATACGAATGCTTTCAACACGATCGCCTATCTCACCCTGCAGTGTTTTAATTTTTTCTAGTGGATCTATAATTTCTTGATTATTTTTGAAAACACGCGCAGTAGAAGCGAGCGTTGTCTGAGTCTTTAGTAGCGTCTCTTGAAAGCGTGCTGCACGTCCAACGGTCTCGGAGAAAACTCCTCCGAACGCGGACTTTAATAATGCTGTGGACTCACGTACCGCATATATTGTTAATCCTAATTTTGCAAAAGTAGTTATGACATCGTTAGTTGTGGAAGCTGTGGTCCGTAGCGCTCGTGAGAGTATAGAGCCCGCACCTGCGGCTTCTTTTAATCCTGTAGCTGCACTAGGTGCAGATTTAGCTAGTTCGGCCGTGCTTTTAGCTAGATTCTCATAAGATTGAACTTTTTGTCCTAATACAGGTATCTTTTTGCTTACATCGTAAAAACTTCTTATGTTATTTGTCGCTTCTTTAATATCAGTTTTTAGACTTGAAAAGTTTTTGTTTAATGTGCTTACGTCAATGCGCAGTTTACGCGCTTTTGTAGCACTATCCGCTGCTTTATCTACCTGCTGAAGTTTGCGCTCAGCGGCCTGAGTCTCAGCTATTACGTTGAGCCTGAAATCAGACACGGGCAGATATGCGCTACTCGTATATTACGACTGGTCTGAGGCTTCGGTAGCCAGCACAGCGTAGACGTGCAGCGGGATGCGGCGAGTGCGCACGAGCTCGGAAAGAATGAACTTCGTTGGAGCATCTGGACCATCCGAAGGCGCGGCCTCAGGCTTCCAATCCGGGTAGGGAAGGAACTCCCGAGGTTGAATCTTTGGTGCTGGGCGCTTCGAGCCGGAGAAACCGTGCGCGATCTGGATCACCGCCGTGGCCAAGCGCGCTGTAGCTGCGGACTCGACGTTGGCGCGACTTTTTTCGTAGTCATCGATCTGGCGAAGCAGCCAGCGGATCGTGCTTATTGGCGTGCGGAGGAAGCGCTCGGGGGTGAAGTCGCTTCCTACCGCAGAGGCGCGTACTCGGAAATAGACCGCGTCCCAATCCGCGAGGGGTGCACGCAGCACCTCCTCGGCGTGCTTCAGGATTTGCTCGGGGGTGGGCTGGCTTCGGGCTCCTCCTCTTGGTCGTTTCCCTCCGCAGAAGGCCAGCCGTCACGCTCCCAGGTAAGGAGCTGAAAGATCTGCTCCATCAGGCGTGTCGGAATAGCCTCGGTGTCGGCATCGGTCCAGTCTTCGAGCTTTTGCCAGTCCTTGGAGCGAGGAAGCTTTGCTTCTCCGCGGTAACGCATGAAGAGTGTGACAAAGGCAATTTGCTGCTCAATGGCACCGATGCCGGCGCTTTGCAGTTCCTCTAAGTCTGCGGCGTAGTCGTAGAGCAGCTGTTCGTTGTCCTCGGCAGCGTTGCTCAGGAGATCCACTGCTTCTTTGGTGCTGATGCCTTTATCTTTGGCGATGCGTTGCGCGAGCTTGATAGAGCGAAACGTGGATTTTGACTGCTGGCGGCTTACAGCTTCGATGCCTTTGGCTTCCCCGGGCACAAGGTCGTTGTACACCGGAAACCGAAAAGGTCCAATTTCGTGGTACTTCTCAGGTGAGAAGAGCAGCGAAGCGTACTTAGACATCTTCAAGAGGGAGATCGATGGACCAGGACCTGAAGGGCTCGGGTTGATTGACGAGCTCGTCGGGTAGTTCAACCATCACGCTAGCAGCTTCATACGCTAGGCGTATAGACTTAAACGGGATCAGGGGCTCCAAGTACAAGGCGCCGCAGTGCAAAGTGTCGCCTTGTACTTGGCAGTTCACTGCATACACCATGTGCGCAGCGTCCATCAATAAATCGTGTTGCATAGCTGTGAGTACAAAAAAGCCCCGCGGGGGCGGGGCTGGGGTGTTGGCTCGTTCTCAGTCTGACCGTCAGGCGGTCTTGAAGAGGGTCTCGAAGCCTTGCAGGGGGAACAACACGCCGGAAGCAGAAGGGTTGCCGCTGCCGTCGAGGGCCTGCTTGATAGCGCCGTCTGCCACGCGAAGGCGGTAGATGGTGTCAGCAGTGAGGTTCGCGCTCGGATTGATGGTGACCACGTTGGTGGCCAAGGAAACCGCAGCGGCGACTGCGGCGCCGGTGGAAGCGACCTCGAGGCGGAAGCCGCTGCCGTCGGTTTGACCGAGGGCGAGCTGGGTCAGCGCGGAAGCGCCGTCGCTGGTATAGGTGACGGTGATGTCGTTGCTGACCACGACAGAATCGGCGTTGTCAGCGGGGACGACAGCGTACCGGCGGTCTCCGGAGGACGGAGCAGTGAACAGCAGGCTGGACTGCACACCGCCGAAGGACAGAGCAGTAGAACCAGCGTCGTAGCGGCCGAAGACGGGGCGACCTCGGGACATCAGGTCGAAGGACACTTCGGTGAGGCCTTCGGCTGTGATGTTCTCGTTGTAGTTCATCACGACGGCGTTGAAGCCAGTGAAGTCGTAGATGTAGTTGCCGGAGCTGCCGTCAGCTTGACCGAGCTCCTTGAGGAACTCAACGTAGAGCTCGTAGTCCTTGTTGTAGCGGGCTTTTTCGATGAGGGAGAAGCCCTCTTCGTAGTTGCCGCGGAACTGCGGGCAGTTCTGGCCAGCGGGGATTGCGGTGTCCTTGAGGAAGTAGGCGGTCACCGAGGCTTGCACGGTGGAGCCGGTGATCAGCGAGTCACCCCA